GCCGCTCGAAAGAGTGTGAGTCGCATGGCGTTAATCGCTGTGCAGAGCAGAAGCGAGGCTGAGAGGTTCCAGGTGGCCTTTTCAGATTCCCGCGGTGTGGTTACCCTTGACTTCAAGTTGCCACGTAAAGACGAAACTCGGTTACTCCGCTTTATGCCGACCGGGTGGACAGTCTTTACTGGTACGAAGCCAGGGCCATTCCATCACCGTATCTCGCATACCATCCGTGGCACAGCGCGTGCTATTATACGGACGGTCGGGGGTGTCGACGTCGAACTTGGTGGCAGGCGTGCTAGCAAGTTTGCGAAAGTGACGACGATGCCATATTTACACCCGGGGGACGACATTGCCGAGGGTGAGGACGAGTGCGCATGCGCTTTTCCTTCACGGTGCGGCAAATGTCAGATCAAGCCAGGTGGCGTAGTGGCGGCAGTTGATGTCGCTTACTACCTGGACTTGGGCAAACTCTTTGTCGAGTTGGCTGCGAGTCAGGCTTCCTTTATCAGCTTTCAGTGGCGTTGCACTCGCGGTTTCCGGGGTGTGATGGGTGAATGGCAGGTGGAGGAGCGCCCGGAGGGCCTTTCCATCCGCGTTGACGGCAACGCACATCGGTACGAACATGCGTACTCGGAGCCCCTCATGGAGGTGTTCAACGTTTCCAGCCCTTTTGGGGATCTGCGCGTTGAGTCACCAGTGCTGTGGGGATGGTGCACGAGTTTGTATGATCTGACGCGGACGACGGTCAGCGTTTGTGTGCCGCGTGCTGTGCCGACGGAGGAAAGAGTGACGGACGATGTTATGAAAGTCGTCACATATGATCCGGCCTCGGCAGTTGCGGCACTGCTACGGGCTCAACAGACCTCGGGAGTACACTTGGAGGATGCCGTGGAGAGTGCGTATGGATCCACTCTTCGGGTTGCTCGGGCGCATGCGAATGCCCGGGCGCAGCTTTCGAGGCGCGAGCTAGCGCTGCTGGACAATTATGAGGCTTACCGTGTCGGAGTGACGCGGCGGCTCCATTTATCTTGCTGGCAGGAGTTCGTTTGCTTTCTGGGTGACGTGATTGACATCACACCAGAAGTGGCCTGGGACTTTATCTCGAAGGAGTACGTCTCGGCCGCGCGGATGCTGATTGAGTACTGGTGGTTAGCAATTGTCTGCTACGCCGTAGTCATGAAGTTCCACCTTCAGCACAAGGTGTTGTGCTGCATTGCAGTGAGTGAGGTGTTACTCATTGCAGTGGCGTACGCTACCCGGCTGTACGCAAGGCTATCCGCGTAGGAAGCTGCGCCGTCGGTCGAACTCCGGAAAATCCTCCCGGATATAGTTCCCCGGCGGCAGTATTGTGAGGTGGTGCGGCGCTTTGGCAAGGGCGTTCGCAGCGTGTGGAATTGGTATTGCCTCCGAGCTTTAGATGTAGGCCTTACGGCTGTCTATTGCGATGACGAGTCGAAACCTGAATTAGCGTCGGATGTCAAATTCCAGCCCAAGCAGGGCCGGGAACTTGAGCAGATGTCTGAGCGCTTGTGTCTCCTTTACACCGGTCCGATCTTTAACGAGAGAGGGCAGGTGTGGGAGACCCTACATGTTGCGAATTTGTGGGCCGCCGCAGCCAAGAATTTAGCGGAGCAAGTCCCAAGTCAGGAACGATCAGCGGGTGATGAATACCGCGCTGATTTCTTAGACGAGTTGGTCAATGGGCGTATGGACGCCATTGGTCTGTTGGGCTGGGAGGAAGCATTCACAGAAGATCTGCCCCTAACTGTCGAGGATGTGTTGGCCCATGTGGCCATTAAATCCCCAGCGAAAGCGGCGGCCTACCAAGCAGCCATAACCGCGTGGCTGCACGGTGACGCGCCGGAGCTGGGCCCAGCTGATGATGTTGGGTATGACAAGTGGGTTGGTGAGGTCTTTGTGAAATGCGAGTATCTCAAGGCGGGGAAAGCGCCGCGGCTGATTTTCAATGCGTTGCAGAAAGATATAGTTCTGGCGCATATGATCATCATCCGTTTTGAACGGTGGGCGAAGGCGAATAGGCTCACGTTCAAAGGGTTAGTCACCGAGGATCGATGGCGGCCGATTGCAGCTATGGCTGATCGGTTGGGCGAGACTATGTGGCTGCTGATGTTGGATTGCACCGCAAGGGATGGGAATGTCACAAGGGAAGACTTGTTGATGTTTCGTGATCTGCTGGTGCGGCTGAACATGCTTGAGGTCGGTGATCAGCTGTGGCTGATGCTCGGCCGTGAAGGCATGGAGGCCAAGGGTAAATGGGCGTACATCGACACAGCCATTGCGAGGCTGCACAGCGGTGTGTCATTTACCTCTATTCTCAACATGGTGGTGTCATGGTTTGGTCATTACGTGCTCGCTAGGGAGTGCGGCTTTTCGCGGCTAGAGTGGTGTAGTGTCGCGGAAGGTGATGATGGTGCAGTGGGTGTGAGTCAGGAAGCCGCTCGCAAGCTGAACAGCTGCCCTTTGGGTGAGCTGGTTGAGCGTGTGGGCAGGAAAGTGGGGAAAAGGTGGAAGATAGAATCGTGGGGACCGTGGTTGGTCGGCGGACACCCCATCGTAGGCAGCCTCGTGGGCTGGTGCGGTGGGCGTGGCTGGTCGTTTCCCGGGCCGCGATTGCTATTTCGTGGGTGTGTGGTAGTCGGGTTTGATCTCGACAGCCCGACCGCGGCCGCTGGGCGTGTGAAGGCGCGGGCGCAGGCTTTGCGTGATCGGTGTGATGGCATGCCGATTGGCTTTATGCTTGCGCGCCACGTGTCTGCGCTGGCGGCATACTTGCTGGGTAAGGAGGTTAGGACCTCAGAGCAGGAGTATGACCACCGTCTCTACAAGACGCACGTATCCGACGTGCGGGCTCCGGACTTGGATACTCGGTTGGCGTATGAGCACGTCACTGGGTGCCCTGTAGGCCTTCAGTTGCAGTTGGAGATGCTCATTGGAGCTGCAACACGCAGTCGCGCATGGAATGCGGACTTGCGCGGGTTGGTGTGAAACGACACCGGCCCCCGGGGCTTTATGACTTCTCGAAGCGTGGTTGCCCCGGGCCACGCCAATATATCGAGATTTATCGAGTGCGCGATGTCGTCCAAAGCGGAGCAGCGCATTGTTGTGGCAGTTGCCAAAGGAGTAGAGCGTGGCGCTAAGAAAGCGGCACAGACGAGCAAGCCAAAGCCGCCGAAGGGTAATTCCCGTCGGCGTATGGCCAATGTTCCGAAGTCCGTGCGCTCGCTGGATGCTCCCGCGGTAGCTTGGCTCCGGCTACTCAACGATCCGTGCTATGGTCGCCTCACTCACCCCGTTTATCCGGGTGCTGATGGTGGCTACCTGAGCCGGTTCGAGTCGGAGTACACGTTTGGCACTAGTGTGGGCCAGACGGCAGGGGTGATCGGGTTTATTCCCGGAACCTTGCCCAACAGTGTGTTTAATGGCTTCGGAATTTCGGACGCTACCGCGGTCAACCTCGGTGACAACAGCGCGTCTTTTGGCCCAGGGTACAATTACCTGCGCGGTGTGGCTAGTTCGGTCCGTTGCGTCTCTGCTTGCATGCAGGTCGCGTGGCCGGGTTCTGAGCTCAACCGCCAGGGGTTTGTTACGCTTGGGCAGTCGACAGGCGCAGTTATTGCTGAGGCGGCCAATGGCTTCGGGGCCACCGCTGTAACACCGGCCAGCCTTAGGCCCCTGTGTCATCTGCGTACGCGGATGCCAGAGACCATGGCTGAGGTGAAGTGGCGGCCCACGTTGTCTGATGCTCAATGGCACGACCCGCTAGTCCCGGCGACTTATGGTCGCCTGAATGAAGCTGGTGCGTTGGTGGCCACTTTTGCCAACCTGCCCCTTGATGGGTCGGGTAATGGCGTTGGCGTACGTGTGCGGTTTATCGTCACGTACGAGTGGATCCCGCGTGGTGCCCAGGGCCTCACGTCCGGTTTTGATGACCGGGCTCGTTCTGCCAATTCGTTGGACGATGTGATCAATACGCTTGATCGCAACGGACCGGATTGGGCCTATATGATCGGACGTGCGACGTCCGTGATGGGGATGATGGGCTCGGCCTACATGGCTGGGCGTGGCCGGCGTATTGTCGGCTAGTGAAGCACTACGGGGTTTTAGAAATTGTCCCTGTGCGTGTGTTTTAGAATCAACTACAAACCGAGAGGTTATCTCCCATCGACACTGGGAGTTGTGGCCTTGACAGGCCTCGAGG